TACAATTGGTGTAGGTAGATTAATTGATCCAGAGAAAGGTGGCAAGATTACAAAAGACGAAGCCATCTATTTACTACACAACGACATAGACGAATGTTCCGCAAGTTTAGACAATAGTTTATCTTGGTGGAGAACTAAACCAGCAAAAGTACAGTTGGCATTGATGCATATGAGATTTCAATTAGGTATGACCGGTGTTCTTAAATTTAAAAAAACTTTAGCTTTGATACAAGAAGATCGTTTTAAAGAAGCTGCTGTAGAGGCAAGAGATTCTCGGTGGGCAAAACAAACAGCTAGACGAGCTAAATATGTAACAGGATTAATAGAAGATGCTTAATTTTGAAGAACTAGACCATGAGTTTATGACTGAAGGTAATCCTGATGCAGAGTCAGAAAGAATAGCAGGGTTAATTCAACAGAACTTAACACCAGAAGAACAGGAAAGACTGAAAGAACTGCTACCAGCGTTAGAAGAGTACAATATGTTGATGGTAAAGGTAGAAACTGGAAATTCTGTAGAGGAGCTAGATAATTTGGGTGCTTTAGAGGCCCTAGGAGTGCCTAGTAGAGAGGATTTGGGTACAGAGGTAGCCCAAGAGGGTCAAATGCAAAGGGAGGCACCTTCTAGGCCCGTACAGAGGGAAGTGGCTGAAAATGCCCCTGAAATGCCTCAAAAAATGCCTAAAATGGCTATAGGAGGTGTTCCACCTGTTATTCAAGAAAATGTAGAACCTGCAGGTAATCCCGGAGATGTAGCAGCTGGTCCTGTGGGAATGGTAGATGCACCCGGAGCAGATGAATCCGGTGTAGCCGATGATGTACCAGCAAAAAGTGATGGATTTGTAATAAACGCAGCAGCAGTAAAACATGCTGGATTAAAAGATATAAATGATATGATACAGTCTGCAAAAGAATACGCAGAACAAAAAGGAATAAAACTAAACTTTGGCAAAGTTCCAACGGATGCAGAGGATATTCTTGTATCAAATGGAGAGGTTGTTATACCAGATGCATTAGCAAACATAATTGGGTATGACAAGTTAGAAAAAATTAATAACCGTGGTAAGAAGGAAACAGAAGAGAAGTTAGAAGAGCAGGAACCATTACATAGAGGAACTGGACCTGACCCAAGAACTCAATACGGAGAACAACCACCGGTATTACAAGACCAAATGGCTGGTCTTACATAGAGTTTTAACCTCCGGGTTAAATATAGCGTAGGCTACCCGTTTCTTCAACGGCCCCTACATAAAACAACCGAAGTGGCTACCCTAAAGAAGGCCCCACATGAAGGAAACAAAAATGGCGAAAAAACTGAAGACTACAAATAAGCCCGACTCTCCCATTGAAAACGATGGTAGAGAATCTATGTTTAGAGGTGCTTATAAAGACGATGTATATAAAGACGATCCAGAAAAACAAGAAGAAGTTGGCACCGTAGAGGCTACCCAACAAGAACCTGAAGGTTTTATGGATGCAAATAATGCAAGTGCTGTTCCTAACAGCGAAGAGATACCTACTGAAAAACGAGAACATGACTATAAAAAAAGGTATGATGATCTAAAGAAGTACTATGATCAGCAACTAAATGAATGGAAGCAAGAAAAAGAAACTCTCGCTGCCCAAGCTAAAGTAGCTGAAAAAGTACAACAAGAACAGTCCTATGCTCCTCCTAAAACTAAGGAAGAGTTAGAACAATTTAGAGAAAAGTATCCAGACGTATATCAAGTTGTTGAAACTATCTCTCACGAAATGGCTGACCAAAAAACTGCTGATCTTAAAGCTAAAATTAACGAGCTTACAGAAAAAGAACAGAAGTTAATTGTACAGTCAGCATACAAGCAGCTAATTTCAGCCCACCCTGATTTTAATGAAATCAAGGCTACTCCTGAATTTTTAGCATGGCTTGAGGAACAACCTGCCAGCATAGCGGATGGTATTCGTAAAAACAATACTGATCCAAAGTGGGCAATTCGCACTGTTGATTTATACAAAGCTGATGTGGGTGTTTCGTCAAATAATAATAGAGCCGTCTCAAATCGTAAATTGGATGCAGCTCAGGCAGTACTAAAAACTAAAACGAATCCTACGAGTATAAACTCTGGGAATCAAAAGATTTGGAAAATGTCTGAAATCCAAAATATGAAACCTTGGGACTTTGAGAAATATGAAGCTGATATTGATGCTGCCATGAAAGAAGGCAGAATTGATCAAACAGCGTAACTTTAAGGAACAATAAATATGGCTACAATGGGATCGGCAGCCGGTTATCAGAATTTACCTTCAGGTAATTGGGCACCAGCTATTTACAGTCAAAAAGTTCTTAAATATTTCCGTAGAGCATCGGTTGCTGAAGCTATTACAAATACCGATTACACCGGAGAAATTGAGAATTATGGCGATACTGTAAACATTCTAAAAGAACCAACAGTTACTGTAGCTTCTTATGGTCGTGGACAAACTGTAAATACACAAACACTTGCAGATGATCAAATCCAATTAACAATTGATCAAGGCAATTACTTTGCATTTAAAGTTGACGACATAGAAGAAAGACAAGCTCATGTAAACTGGGAAGCTCTTGCAACATCTTCAGGTGCTTATGCTCTGAAGAAATCTTACGACTACAACGTACTAAGTGCAATCAATGACGGAGCTGCAACAGATGCAACTGCTTTAGGGGCTGCAGGTTCTGCTAAATCTGGTGACACAGGTAACGAAATAGCAAACTACATTAGTACAGCAGCTCGTGTACTAGACGATAATGACGTTCCAGCAGAAAACCGTTGGATGTGTGCCAGCCCTCAGTTTTATGAAATATTAAGACAGGCTGACTCAAAAGTAATGGATGCATCTGTAACAGGTGGTCCATCTAACTTGTTCAACGGCCAAGTAACAGACAGAAAGATACATGGTTTTACTCTGTATCAAACTAATGTTATGGTTGTTGGATCTGCAGGAACAGCAGCATCACATACATTTGGACCGTCAACAACATCAGGTGAAGCTGATGTGTTGTTTGGACATATGTCTGCAGTGGCTACTGCTTCACATATTGCTAAAACAGAAGTAATACGTGATCCAGATAGTTTCTCTGACATAGTTCGTGGTCTTCACGTATTTGGTCGTAAGGTACTTCGTGGCTCCGGCGATGGATACAAAGGCGTATTCACTGGTGTCGTAGACTTAAACACATAATTTAGAAGGGATTATATAAAATGGGTACATTAAATGTAACCGGTGCCGGTGGCACAACAGGTCATCCTTCTAATGGAAGGGTACCTTATTTAGTTGAGAACACAATTGATTTATCCGCAATCAGAGGTGATACTGGCCCTGATAATGGAGATGTTCTACAAGTATTAGACATACCTGCAGAGACTTTAATCATGGAAGCTGGAATAGAAGTAATAACTGCACTTTCTAGTTCTGCTACTATGGATTTAGGTATTACAGGTGGAGACGTTGACATTTATGTTGACGGTGACACTAACGCAACAGGCTATGGTACATTGACTGCAACTGCTAGACACGTAGCAGCATCAGCAGATACTTTAGACATACTTATCGGTGGTGCAGATTCATCCGCTGGTAAAATCAGAGTGTGGGCTGTAATGTGTGATGTTTCAGGAGTTAATGAAACTGACACAAACACTGACTCTCAGCACGATACTGCAAGTTAGTATTAAATAACTTTGGGGGAGGGGCTATTCCTCTCCCTCAATTTAAATAAAGGCAAATTTATGACAACAATAGATTTAAGATCTACACAAAAGGTGTATAAGCCTAAAACTGATGCAGACAAAAAAATAGAAGAAATGGAAATTCGTTTAAAATCCATTACACAAACATTAAATTTAATATTAAAAAAATTGGATAACTAATGGCTAGAAGTTCTAAAAGACCCGGATTGTACGCAAACATTCATGCTAAAAGAAAAAGAATAAAAGCAGGTTCTGGAGAAAAAATGAGAAAAGTCGGAACTAAAGGAGCACCAACTGCTGCTAACTTTAGACGATCCGCAAAAACTGCAAAGAAAACAAGACGTGGCTAAAACTCCA